AGTCCGCGAGCTCTTTATCTTTAGCCGCCTTGTCTTCTGCAAAAACAAAGTCATTCAGAGTGTTAAGCTCATCGGCGTTTATTCGTCCGCGACCTACGTACTGAACGGGTTCTCCCATAAGATAACCCACTTTAAAAGACACAATCTCGTTTGCTCTGTTTTCTACTATACGGTTACATATCTCTGGACGAACATCTTTCTGTCTCTTGAGGATAGGCTGGTCGCCACGATAATACTTATACAGATAGTCTATTTCGGAGCGGTTTACAGAATGAATGAGCATAGCGTCATTCAGAACCTCCAAAACATTATCTTGTGTTATTTCGTCTTCGTCTGTATATATGACTTTTCGACCAAGTAAAGTATCCGTTTCGTGCACCACCTTATACCTCTTTGTGTAAATTATACATTAAATTTTTAAAATTTCAGGAAATATTACAAAATATTACGCCAAGGCTAAAACAGGCGCTTAAACACTTGTGTGCGCTTCGTAGAACCTCGTACCATATCCATAGTCATAGCAAGACTGTCAGGCGCGTCGTCGTTCTTGTTTTTTGCGAACATTTTGTAAGAGAAAACGTTCTGCATAAACAAACTGTACGCCTTACTGCGTTTGCCGGACTCCCTGAAAATCATATTCTCACGTATATCGGGAGCTTTATCAAATATACGTTGATACTTAGCCTTATCGGACGGAGCGGCTTTGGTCGTAAGGTTTATTCTGCGGTTTTGCTTTTTAAGCTCATCTTGCACACCGTCCTTATAAGCCTCGGTAGATTTGTTCGCTTCAATCTGCATCGCCGCTACGTTGTATTTGATAACAGCCTGCGCCAACAATGGCTGTGTTATTCTCTTATCTCCGCTATCATAGACAACATCGTGTACATAGATGTCGTCCCCATATTGAAAGCACACGGGAGAAGCTACAAAGTCACCGCCACCGAAAGCAGGGTCTACGGCCATAAACACCCTGTCAGGTTCTTCGTCAGGTAAAACACCGTTGTAGTAACGAAATTCTCCCGGTGAAAATAACGCGCCGTCTCGCTCTATAGGCTCTCCCATATACTGAGCCTGCCACGATGCCATATCGTTATTACGCTCGAATGAAGCGCGACGCATACGATAATACTCAGTAGAGAAACCTACGGAATAATCATAGTCGAACTGACTCTCGTCATCTTCATCAAGAGCCGAGAGGTTGATTATCTCATAACGACGATTCTTAAACCGTTCGTCGTTTTCTAAAAGTTCCATTCGCAGACCGGCAGGGTCAACCATAGACCACCGTGTACCGCACCAAAGAATTTTTGCTTTTTCTTTCGCACGGGGCAACAGGTTATTATCCACCTTGCTCCACGCAGAAATAAGGCGATCTTTATTAAGTGCTTCCTCAATACCGCCGATAAGGTCATCGGAAATTTCAAACCCGTTGCAGTCACACGCACCGTTCAAAGTTCCGTATAGAGAACGGCAAGTCAGCGAGGGGTACCGTTTTCTTCGGTCAATGTTAATTGTCTCGTCCTGCGAATTGGTCTGAACGACCTTAGCATTCGGAAAAACATCGTGCCACAGATAGGTTACAGGGTCATTTATGATTTCCAAAACACCGTTGTAGAATGCCTTGGTAATGGTATCGGAATATGCTGAATACAGGTTAGACGCTTCGCTCTTTCTGCCGATAAGCCAAGTAACAAAGAACATCAAAATGGTTGTCTTGCCAACACGAGGGGGCATAGATATAAATAATTCGTCCAACTCGTCATTGGTAAGTTTCTGCAAAGCATCGACTACCCGTTTGAGAACTCTACGTCGGGGCTGATAGAACCGTTCCTCCGGCTTACGATTTATTTCAAGATAGAGAAGATAAGAGTCAAAAAAGTGTGGTGCATCAAAGAGCAATGTCTTTTTGTACAGTTCAAAGAAACCCTCAACATTTTTTCTGTATTTTATTGCTACCGAGATTCTCTTCCTCAATGCCTCATTGGTTGAATGCGCAAGTGCAAAATCCTCCTGTTCAATATTTCGGCAAAGTGAGAACAAATCCTCATAGGCGGTGATGTCCGTAGGTGCCTTTTTTATTTTCTGAAAAATTTTTGCAATCAGTAACTTATTCATAATTATTCATCACACCCTAACTGCTGAAATACCTTTTTAATCTTCGGATATTGAATAGCAATCCAGTCAACCATTTCTTCATTTCTTGCCCAGCAGTCAACCCCATTACTGCTTGAAGTTAATCCACTCTCGTTAAGAAAGGCGTGTATAATTTCGTGACGAAGTGTTAGCCGCTCTTGCACTTTTAGGTCTTCTTCTCGTTCATTTGACCAACCGTCACAAGTAAGCAAATCGCCCACCGCGATTTTTCGCTCTATATGAGAACAATACCCGAATAAACCTTTAAGAGCGGCATCTTTTTGATACGAGACACCCGTATGCACACTGTACGTTGTTCCTAAAATACTTACTTTTTGCATTATTACCTCCAAAAAAATAAAGGGACTACCTCAAATGAGATAGTCCCTGTTGACTGTTTACGCACACCCGTTTGTGTACGCCTTATTCAATTAGCTACACTTGATAACCTTGCAATTATCTATATTAAGGGCTCCATAACCGCCGCCTCCTCCAGCAACTTCACCTATCACAGTAATTTTGTCACCCTCGTTAAATTGAGCTTTCAACTCATCAACAGTTGAATATCTGGTTTTGTTTGGAATTGCTACACGACAGTTCGCTAAGATTCTACCAGTTTTCTCGCTTTCCAAAGATACTCCCGGGTGACAATCGTCATACGTCTCTTCACCAATGTATGATACAATGCACGTAAAACTAACTATTTTCCCTTTGTACTTTTCACCTTGTTCGTTTGTGGTAAAACACGATGCGAGTTCCGACACGTCCCCAAACGTATAATCTATGTCACCTTGGTCTATGCGAGTTAAAACCTCTTTTGTGTGCTTGTCAGAGGCTGTTGTTTGTGGAAGCAAGAGTATCGGTATAACGACGAATACGCCGACAAACGCCAAAATAGTACCCATTATTTTATAATACCAACCATCGAAGATAAAATAAATAGGTCTACTCATTGCTATACCTCCTTTGTGAGAATGGGTTCGTGAACTCCTTTAACCCAATTCATTTCCTTACCGTACTTGTACATTCCTTCGTACAGAGGGCGGTTGTTGACGATACTACGAACACTTGTATCGTGAAACTTTGTCCCTTTACGAGTGCGATACCCAAGGTCGTTTAACTCGTCGGCAATCGTAAGTCTGGGTGTGTGCTCGTCAATTCTCTTGAATACATATTCGACTATAGGTCGCTCTTTGTCATTGATAATCAGTCTACCGTTTTCGACCTTGTAACCGTAAGGACAACGACCACCCGAATAGCCACCGCACTGTGCTTTGATACTCCTACCTTTACTCGTCCTGATTGCAATATTTTTCCGCTCCTGCTCTGCAACGAATTGAAGAAGTGCACGATAGATATTCGCAAACTCGCTACCTTCTGCAAATTCCTCTTTGGTACTGAGAAGCCGGATGTTCTTCTTTTCGAGAGTGTATAGGTAGTAGAAGTACAACTTCGTATCACGGGCAAGACGGTCGTTTTTGAAAACAATCACCGCCTCAAACGGGGGGTTGGTAACATTGTCCCCATAGAGAATTTCGTTCAGAGCGGGGCGGTCATCCTTTACGCCGCTGATTTCGTCAATCTTCCAATCGACAATATTATATCCATTGGTATTAGCATAGAGAAGAATTGCTTGCTTCTGAACATCAATACCGAACTTATCATCTTTCGCCTGCTGTTCTGTTGATACACGAACATAGCCAATGGCGTTTTTGAATGTCTGCATAGGTGAGACCTCCTTACTTGTTGCATTTAATATAGCACAAGTAAATGAGAATGTCAAGAGGTTTATGCGAAAAAGCCCTTTTTATTTTTCGAGTGTGCTTACGGCACTCACCCCCGCCTGCAACGCCCGCCATAATCCCCCGCGGGTATAGACCGCGCCCCGCGCGATCCGGGCAAGTGAAACGGGGTAAAGTCGCAAAAAATCTTGAAAAAGTTTCGCAAAAACGCTTGACAAGTAAATGTGAATATGCTATCATAATACCGTAATAAGAAAAGGGCGCACCGCATAGCCAGCCAAAGCAAAAGCGGAACGCCCACACACAACACACCCACGCCGGGCGGCTGCTCCTCTATAGTAGCACAACCCCGGCACAAATACAAGGAGGATATACAATGAAAGAAACAACCACAAAGAACGAGACCAGAACCTCAGAGGAAGTCACCGCCGATATTATAGCATTCTTCAAAGATAATGAAGACATTTTCAATGAAGCAATAGAAGAACTTGATACCTATAATGGATATTTAGGCGATGACCGTTATTATGCAATGGATGAATTAGACGATCTTTACTCAAGAACAGAGCCAAGCGAAATATTACGCCGGGCGTTTTATGGTTACGATGAAGAAATCTACATCACAGATGAAAGCGGTAACAGGGAATACGAGCAGTTTAACCCAAACCGGGACTATTTCAGATATAATGGTTATGGGAATCTCGTTTCCGCTGATTATAAAGACTATGCCGGTTATCTTGGTTATCTTGACAAATACGCGATAAAAGCAATGAGCGAAAATCGCCGCTACATTAACAGTATAGAGCAGTCCGACGAACTCGCCGCGCTGTTTGATGAGTTAGAAAACACAGAGAATTAAAGAAGGAGGCGCGCCAATGATTTTAATATTATTTTTGATTTTACCGTTCGCCATTGTAGCGAGCGCAGCGGGGTTAAAGCTGTAAGGCTTGACCCCGCAAATTCGATATGATATACTCGACATACACGAAAAAAAAGAAAAGGAGCAACAAGCAATGAAAACGTTTGAAAAAAAAAAACGGGACTAAAAACATTGATTTTGACGGCATAGCAATTAACGAGCACTTTATTTATGTTGACAAACCATTTGAATTTTTTGCGATAATAAA